ACCGCCTCGTATTGCGCCATTTGTCTCAATAATATCAAGCTCTAACGCTGCCCCCCCAAAAATAATATGATAAATACCATCCTTTGGCAGCCCATTGCGTTTAAACCAAGCGTTAGCCGTGAATACGTTGGTGTAGCCTACATCATCGGCAAGCTGTATAAAGTCGTTACTGCCATCGAATGAAAATGCCTTCCCGACCTCGCTATCAACAACGCTAACGCCGCCAAACGCCTGACCGTGATTGCCATTTCCTGAAACATCTTTAACACCATCAACAAGCGCGATGCTCGCAGCCGTTGAGCCTTTCGCAGACCACGCGGCTACTTCGCCCGCTGGAGCCTTGAGAGCTGTAACATTTATTTTTTCTGCGGTGATTGCGCCTGCTGCTATTTTTGCGGCCGTAACCGCTCCGGCGTTGATTTTATCAGCCGTGACGGCATTTGCTAGTATTTTATCGGCTTCAACTGCGTTGGTGGCTATTTTGCCCGCTATAACTGAGTTTGAAGCGAGTTTGTCGGTGATTATTGCGCCGTCTTTTATGAGTGTGGCGGGGAGGACTTCTTCGATGCGAACATCCTGAACCTCACGCTCTACGGTGCCACTCAGGGCAAAAATGATAACAGGCGTTATCTCTGTTCCCGTTGGCATGTTGCTGCCTTCAATAATTGCATAATGCTCTTCCCAATCTGTTCCCGGAAACCCGTTCCATATATCCACATAATCCGTTGTGTGCGAACCCCAAGACCCAATTCTAAAATAAAATCTATTTGTTGAATTTGTTGCCAACGACCTTACCCATAACCTGACTCTGTATGTTTTTTCGCGGTCTATAACGATTTTTTTTGTTACATGAATTTGAGATGAGCCTGTATGCCTCATGACGTTGTTACCAACTTTCCCATCTGTGACAGTGGTAAAAGTTGGTGTTCCGCCTTGCCATGCCGTTTCATCTACAACATTTGGGTCGTCGTTCAGCGCCGAGCCGGGATTGCCTATTAGCAGCTCTCTTGTGGTTATCGTGTCTGCCGCTATCTTTTCGCCGGTAATTGTGCCTGCTTCAATGTTTACGGCTTTTATTTCTCCCGCGCCAATCTTTCCAGATGTTATGCTTGACGCAGTAATTTTGTCACCGTTAACTGTTGTTGTGCCTGCGTTCACGTCGCCCGCTGCGCTGCCAATGACGAGAGCGCCGCCTATGATTGTGTCAGCAGCTAACGTGCCTGCGTCTATTCTATCGCCTGATAAATAGCCTGACTGTATCTTGCCCGCGTCAAGTTCTTTAATTTGTGCGCTAGTGATAACAGCTTCGCCTATTTGAGCGGTTCTTGTTATCAGCTCTCCCGTTGTTACTAAGTCTGCTGTAATGTTGCCGAAGGCGGCATCTTCAGGGAACATGTAGAGGGTTTTTATCTCGGATTCGGTTAGTGCGCGGTTGTAGATACGAGGGTCGACTATTTTATCGCAAAAATACGTCCCGGCCGACCAGTTGCCGATTCTGCCGACTGGGTAAGTGTTTAAGTTTAAGTTTATTGCTATTGTGTTGATAAAGCTTCCGTCTGCGTATAAACTGGCGCTTGTGGAGCTATTGAATACTATGACGATTCGGTGCATTTTTCCGTCATCTGGTAGCGTATAACCAAAGCTCCTTACAGAGCCGTCGAAAATACACACCGCCCACGACGGGGCTATAAGCATGTGATGTGTGTTTCCTGTGCCTACTGCAAAAACCGTTCTGTAAGTTTCAGTCGCTGCATCGTCAGACCGATTAACCCACGCCATCAGCGTATGAGGCTGATCTGCTCCTATTGGTGTATTTAAGACTATGCTAGCGCCAGGAGCGCCAAACGAAAACGCCTTCCCCATCTCGCTATCAACAACCTCAACTCCACCAAGCGCAACCCCGTGATTACCATTCCCTGAAACATCACGAACCCCGCCAACCTCAGCAATATCAGCAGCAGTGCAGTTCTTAGCAGACCACGAAGCAACCGCGCCAAGCGGGTTTTTAAGAGCAGCATTGTTAATTTGTGCAGTATTGACCGCGTCTGCTGCTATCTTTGCCTCAGTTACCGCGTCTGCCGCAAGTTGCAGCTCATTTACGGTGTTAGCGTTTAACTCGCCTGATGCTGCGTTGATTGCTGCTAGGTCTGTTTTAACGGCTGTTACCGCTGCTTCGCCGATTGCCGCTGCGTCTACAACGCCCGCTTGAAACAGCTCTGAACGATTTAAAGCGCCGTCTACAAGGTCGGTCGAGTTTATGCTTGAGATTAAAGCAGAGTCGCTGCCGGAGTAGGCCGACAGATTGCCCCATGTGTCAAATGATCGCGCAAAATAATAGTAAGTTTTCCCATATTCCGGCGCTTCGTCGGTATAGGATGCGCGACCATCTTTGCTGCTTACGCTACCGATCTGCTCTGCTCCGACGCTGCTGTCGATTGTGTTACGATAGACTTTGAATCCGGCCAAATCGCTGGGAACCGTGGCAAGACTTATCAAAATAGTTACGGTTTTCAAATAACTTGATGCGCCTATTGATGGGGCGTTCGGTGCTTCGCTGTCTCCGGTGGTTAAAACGCTATCTGTGATTGGAGTGCTTGCTGCGAACTTGTTTTTCGCAGTGAATCTGAAAGTATAGGTCGTTCCGGGCTTGACCGGGCCGTATCTCAGTTCCTCGATGCTGGCCTCTTGAACAGTTGCCCAGCTTGTTGGGCTGCCGCCTTCGCCAATCTCAACCAGCGTCGAGACGGCCATGTCTGGCTTTGTGAATGACCCGGTAATATAAACAAGGCTCGTGCCGTCGGTCTGTATTACGACTTCTGAGTTCAGAGAGATGCTCGAAACATCGTCCAGAGTTGCCTCGGCGAGCGCCACAGTGTCGGTGGCCTCAGTGCCTGCTTTGCCGGTGCCGTCGATTGGAAGAACGCTGACTGTGTGGCTGCCGGGTGTGGCGTCCACATCTGTGGAAGTAGTTTCTGACGTGAAAAAGCCTTGCGGTTGCCCGTCTACGAAAACGATGCAGCCGGTATAATCTTTATCTGAAGGTATCGCCCAGCTGATGCCGAGCTTGCCGGTGTCGGCGTCGGCGTTGACTGTCAAGCTGTTGATGCTTGCGCCTTGCGTAGTGTAGTTGATGACCGGGAAGTCGTCGGAGTCGGTGAACACGCCCTCTATGTATTCGATTCCCTCGATGGTGGCCTGTAAATCACCGTTTCGCTTGATGCTGGTTATCTGAAAAGGCTTTGTCTCCAGCGTCGACACGCCGAAAGCATAAAGGTCATATCTGGTCGGGGCTGTGGTGAAAGGGTCACCGGTAAAATTCAAGGTCTGGGTGTAGGTTTCTTCTGTGACCGCGTCGACGGTTTTCCGGGTCAGAGTGTCGTCTGAGCCGCGCACCAGAATTGAATAAGTCGTGCCAGGCTGCAAGGTTACGTCCTGATCGATTACAATCTGGGTTGTGGTTGCACCCATTACTCGACCGCCAACGCCCCAGCTGGTTATGTCAGACTGGACGCCGACCACGTCGCCGATCTGCGCGACGATGCTGTCGATGTCGGCTTGAAAGCTGATCGTTCGTTTCAGAAACTTGTTTTTCTTGATCAAGTGTTTCGCGGCCATATAGACGGCGTTTGAGTTTGTCAGGCCGGGAAAGAATACCTGCGTCGGGTTGTCGAGATCTGCCGGGTTGTAATCTTCCCCGGTCACGAGCATGGTGTCTTTGCCGTAGCCGTTGTCTTCGTTTAGGAAACTGGCTTCAATGGCGGTCGCTCTTTCGCGTTCGGGCAGAAATCCGCCGCTGATTGATCCCTCGATGATGTTGCCGCTGGTAAAAATCTGCGTCATCGTCGTAGCCTGATCCCAGACAGGTTTAAAAACTCCGGCTTGCTGGATTACGTAGCCGCGTGCAGACGCTGCAATTTTTTGAATAGACGGCCAAAGTTGCGCAGCTGAATCAACAAGCAGGTTGCCTTTTGCTCTGGCTGTGCCGTTTACTGTTTCAGCGCACCAGGTCGCCCAGGCGTCGAAAGTATCATAATCAAGGTTTGCTGCTGGCTCGCCTTGCACAACATACTCATAAGCGAACGTCCGGGTATTATATAGCCGTCGACACTGGTGGATCAGGTCATAAATCATCCACGCGATGTTTGTAGCGTCCTTTTGCTGGTATGCTGCTGCCGTGGGGTTGTAAGCCCAGATATTCGACCGGGTCTGAGTCCATGAAACCTTCGGCATGCTCCCAGAAAGGTTTTCAGACGCGGGAATACCGAGAGCCACAAGAGCTGTGTTAGGATATCTCTCGTTTGTATAGTCCAGAACGGTCATCGACAGCCAATTCATGTTCATGGCGGTATTGCCCGGAATGGCCGCCCAGCCATACTTTGTGTTGTAATAAGTCAAGGTGTAATTCTGAGCCCTGAACTCATACAGCTTTGTCGGGTCTGCGGAAAAAACCTGTTTAAAATAGTGCGGCTTTCGCGTATTGAGATGCAAGTCTCCGTATCCGCTCAAGTCGCCGCCCGTGACAAGGTCTGTCCATGTAGACCCTCCGACTTCTCGATACTGAATCCTGTGCGAAGTCCACACGGCAACCTGAGCGCCAGTGTCGGTGGTTAACCAGAAAGAGCCTGCCGGGTAAACAAATTCGAGCTCGATCTGGTTGCCGTATTCGGTCGTCGTTTTCGTGACCCAGTTGGTGCCGGCAACTTCGGTCGGCAGCTCGTGATTAAAAGCCTGCTGCTCTTGGACGCTGGTTAAAATGTTCGTCACTGCGGTCTGATCATTGGTTCCGAGCCTGGTCTCGCTGTAGGCGTTCGCAATGCTGCTTATCGCAACGTCATTCACTTTTATGTCTGAAATGCTGTCGAGTTCCCCGTCGTTACAGGCGAGAAGCAAGTAAAGAAATTGCACATTGTTTAAGGTGTCAGGAATTATCTGGCTGGTGATTCTTCTGCCAATTAACTGGCCGCTGGTTCTGACGCTGCCGTAAGTGATCGGGATTGGCGTGCCGGGTCTGACTTGAATTTGATCGGGGCTCCAGCCGTAGCCGCCTTCCATGGCGCTGTAAGAATAATCTGGAGTGTCGATTTTCGGAATTTTCTGATTGCCCATGAGCAATGAGCCGCCAAGGTAAAGAGCAAGCCCGAGACCGAGCGTGCCGCCCATGCCGCCGCCGAGTAGACCGCCGAGAACGCCACCGCCAGCGCCGCCAGTCAGCGCCATTATGGCTATCGCGCCGATCAGTGCGCCGATGTTTTTACCGCCGCCGCCGCCTTGAACTTTCGGGATGATAACGACAAAATCCATCGCGCTCAAGCGCGTTTCTTTCGCGTCTGGCGCGTTAATTATTTTCCCGTTGACGCTGAATAACCAGCCCTCGGGGCTTTCGATTTTAAACGCCTGCATAACGTCGTTAAGCGTCTGAGCTTCTTCAGGCGCGAAAGGCTTCATAACTCTGCTTTGAGGTTTAAACGGGTTTGAAAGATAAACAGCAGTAATCATGCTTTAAACTCCTCCGGTGGCCTGACGAAGCCTTTTAAAATTGCCTTAATAGCTGGTCTGTCGATGCGCTCGATGACAGACCCGGTTTTATCTCTGGTATGAAGCATCAGCCCGTTGCCGAGGTAAATGCCACAATGATTGACAAGGCCCGCAGCGTCGCGGCCCATTCGCATGAGCACAATGCAAGGCCTTTCGGGAAAATCCAGCTCGATCCACTTCTGGCGATCTTCCATGATCGTCTCGTGGATCTTCTCTGTTTCAAAAGCTCCGATCGGGTATTCTGGCAGCTCATAGCCGAAGCGTTTAAAAGCTTCCATGCAAAGCCCCCAGCAGTCGAACGCACCGGGGCCGCGCCCGCCATCAAAAAACGGTCGCCCGATCAAATCAGCTATTATTGCATTTCCGCTCATAATTCTGGCATGAACGGGAATCCGCCAAACCGGGTCGAATTGTTCCGTTCCTCACAATTTGCTTTTGTTCTGTTACAGGTTGGGTATGTGGCCTGTGTTGCCGCTGACACACCGCACTCAACGCCGCCGTATTCAAACCGGCAGAAGTTTTTCAGGTATCTGCCGCGTGGCACGCGCCGAGAAAGGCAGTTTGCGCCGGTCAGGTAGAAGGTTAACCACTGCGCATCGTAACTGGCTCGATCGAGAACGAAAGAAAGTTCTAATTCTGATTCCGTCGAAGTGCTGGCGCTGGAATTGATTACTCGAATAATGACCGGGGTGCCGTTTGCGCCGTCTGCAGCTTCAAGGTATTGCTGGATCTCGCCAGTGACGTTCGAGACCTTCACTGTTATTGCAGGAATCTCACCTTTTCCGGTTTCTGCAACTGTATCGAGCTCAAAAGGAAACGCCTGCCAGGTCTGTGAGTTCCAGGTGATGTCTTCGTTGTTGGCTGCCAGGTAAAGAGTGCCGCCGGAAAGTTGAATTTCGAGCAGGACGATCCAGGCTGAATCTGTGGCAATTTTGTTTTTTTCCGCGATTGCGGCGCTGCTGATTACTCGCACGGTCAGACCTCCTCAAGCTTCAGGCTTACAGACGATAAAACGTCTGTTACCGATTCGTGCTGGATCTCTCCAGCAAACCTGACGGTGTAGTTATTGCCGAACTCGTCGGACCATTGAAAAGAAGCTGCACCGCCTTTTACCAAGTCGAAAAACGAAAGCAGGGCGGTCAGGTCGCTGTCGGGCATGCCGTTCCATTTCAACTGCCACGCTCTCAAGACTCGGGTATATCTTGCTCTGGAGACCTTCATTCCGTTGACGAGCTCTGAGCTCATCGAGGGATCTTTAACCGTTGTCGGTAGGCTGATAGATGGGTTTTGAATAGTTGGAAAATATACGCTCATGCTCTGCCCCCGATTATGTCTTGAATGCCGCCCACGTTGCGGGTATAACCGTCAATGAAAAGCTCGACGACAGTTTTTCCGCCGTCCATGCGCTGACTTGCCTTTGCAGTGATTGGCACGCCGGATTGATTGTTTACGTTAATTGTCAGATCTCCAGAGCCGCCAACCTGATTGAGCTTAGAAAGAGGAATAACAGCCTCCGACTCGCCGCCCTCGCCAATCATGGCTAAGGTTGGTTTTGTTACGATTCCGCCGTCTGCCAGTCCCGGGATTGTCAGCGCTTTGGACATTGCGGACAAACCGGCAAGCCCAGCGGCCGCCGATGCTGTTGAAGCTCCAAAAGTTGCAGCTGCAACCATTGCGGCGGCTGGCGCCCACGCTGCTGCTGTTGTCGCGGCCATTGCTGTTGATGATGCGACTTGAGTAGCTTCAATCGACCGGGCCATAACTGCGGACAAGCGCTTCTGAACTTGCCATTTAACAAACATCTGGACAATCTGCAGGCCAAGCTGCTTAAACGCCTCGCCCGCCGATTTTGTGCCGGTAACAACCTGGGTTAATGCGTCTGTTAAGCCATAGTAAACGGATCGATAGCCTTCTGCTGCGTAGTCTGCATTGGTGCGGTGGGCGTCGCGCTGAAACTGGCTGTATGCTTCCATCAAATTGCGTTTGCCGTCCAGATAGGCGCGGTAAGCTGATTTTTCTTCGTTCAGGTGTCCTATGTAACTTTCGAGGTCGCCCTGCCGGCTGTATTCCCTCAGCTGCATTTCTGCTGCAGAGCCGTCTACTTCTGCCTGGATACGCTCATACTTGGCGTTTGCCAGTTCCTGTTCCATGCGGATCTGGTCTTCAAAGTCTCGCGCGCGCTGCTCTGTCTGCCGGACAATCGCCTCGGCTTCTTTGCGTTCTGATTCTTCTTGCAGCTCGACGCGCTTCTGGTAGTAAGTCTCGTCGAGCATAAACAGGTCGCGCCGGTAGTTCTTGTTAAATTCTTTGGATTTGTCTAAAACCTCGCGCTCTTTTTGATACTGATATTCAAGCTGCGCGAGGCGGTCTTGTGTCTGATTTATCCAGGCCTCTTTAATGCTACGGCTTGTCGACTCCGCTTCTTTAATGAGTGCGCTGGTATCTATTTCTGGGACAGCCGAAACCTTGACTTTTACTGGATCTTTTTTGGACAAGTTTTTGAAAAAGCTCGTAAACGGCTTAACGATGTCCAGTTCTGCTGCGCCGGAAAATGCTTTCTTGATTTCTTCAAAGTCTTGTTGCTGGCGCTCTTTTGCTGCAGCAAGAGCCTCGCCGATTTGCTTCAATCTTGCGAGTTCCCCTTGCGCCTGAGCTTCGGCGGCCATGATCTGCGTCGTGATTGTTTCGCTGCTCGATCTTGCAAATGAGTTAGCCGGGCTTTTGAGCTTGTCCAGCTCCGACGCGGCTTTTATATAGGCCTCGCGCTGCTTAGCCATTTTCTGCTCAAGCTCGTCTACAGAGAGGGACTTGAGGGGGTCTTCTTTGTTTAAAACGCTTTGGATTTTTTGAATAACCAGGTAAGACCCGGCAGCTATCGCGCCATAGGCTGCGCCCAGTTTAAGCAGTGGGCCGACCGATGCGGCCGTGGCTATGGCAAGAGATTTGATCGCCGGAATTAGCATACCTGTAATTGCGCCGGCGGTGGCGACAATTGCAACCTTGGCTTTTTCTCCAAAAATACCAGAAAACGCCTCCGCAAATCCCTTGTCCTCAAGAGTGCGCCTGAATTTCTGCGCTGCATCTCTTAAGGATTCCATTAAGGACTTAAGGCCGGCAGACTTGGTTATCATGCCACCAAAAATGCGCATGGTATTTTCGCCTTCGTCGCGGACGGTCGACCACATTCCGAGCATGGTTTCTGCCTGGAGTTCCATCATGCCGCCGAAACGTTCGTTAATGCCTTCGGTAAGCGAGGTAATCGCCATTCCGGCATCTATTGAGCGCGATTCAATCAGCTTCATGGCCTCGGGAATCGTAACGCCGATTTTTTCGGCCAATATTTCAAATGCTGGAATACCAGCCTCTGCAAGCTGTCTTATTTCTTGAGTTTGCAGATACCCTTTTGCTCTGATGTCGCCGAAAGCTTTTATAAGCCGGTTCATGCCGTCGGCCTGCAAGCCCAAGCCAGACGCTGCGTCTCCAAGTGTAACTAAAGTAGGCTGAACCTCGTTAGCCGCAAAACCAAGCGCTCTGAGTTGCTTTTCGTATTCGACAAGCTCAGTAAACGTGTAAGGTGTAACGGCTGCGAACTCCTGCAGCTCTTTAAGTCGCTGCTTTGCGCCTTCTGCGCTGCCCATAATTCGGGTAAGCGCGACTTCCTGGCGCTCCATGTTGGCAACCAGTTTGACTGATGCTGCGGCAACCCCGGTCATTGCGACAGCCAAGCCGGTCATGGCAAGAGCAAGGCCCTTTGATGCTGCCATAGCTTCGGGGCCGAAAGCCTGTTTAAGCTCTCGGCGAGAGGTTCTTAGGTTTTTACGGAACTCTTTTGTATTAAGCCCCAGTTGAACGTAAAAACTGCCTACTGGTTTTTCTGCCATTGTCTATGCCTCTGTCTTCTTGCCGTTTGCCTGTCTGTCTGCCTGTCTGTCTGTCTATTCTTTGTTAAATCTCTTCTTAAGTGCTTCCAGATCTTGCCCGCCTGTTTTGGGCTTGCGCTTTGGCGTTCCCATTAGATCTTGAATCTTTACTGGTTTCTTCATGTGGCCGCCTGCATTCATGAGGTTTGCAAGCGCCCAGCAGATTGTTTTCCGGTCGTCTAATTTCTTTTGCTTGTAGCCCTTCAAGAGTCTGCGCCATTCGCCTGGAGTAAAAGCGTGGAATTCCCACGGCTTAAGACCAATCACCCCGAAAGCGAACGATTCCTGCTCTCTTACCCATTCCCGAAACGTCAGGCTTTTACGCTCGGTGCCGCCGGAGGGTTTTCGGCTTCCAGTTCCTCGACTTCTTCGAGGCCTGGGATAATGCCGCTCTCGATGATTGCTTTGGATAGTGCTTCGGAGATGGCCATCATGTCTGTGCCGCCACTGACCAGTTCCTGCATTTCGAGCCCAGCTTCAGTTAGTGAGATTTTGGAATTTTCGTGAATTCTTCCGGCCCAGTAGAGCGCGCGAATAACGGTGAGTCTTTCCATGTTTGATTTATCGGATATGAGTTGAGGTATGGACATGCCGGTAATCTGCTCAACCAGAACAAATGCGTTAATGTCGAATTTTAAGTTTTTCATGTGGAATCTCCTGTTTTTTATCTAAAGCCCGGATTGCTCCGGGCCTTGTCGGTTAATTCTGCCTACTGGCTTATGCAGCCGCGAAAGCGTCGGTTTCTACTGCCTGAGTCTGGATTGCGCCGTTTGTGGTTTTGAGCGCACTTGCTGCAATCTTGATCTTGTTGGTTGCTCCCGAAACTGCAGAGTTAAAAGTCACAACAAGCTTGCCGTCGGTAATTGCTACTGTGTCGGCTGCGGCCAGAGCTGCGTAGGTAGAGCCGTCAGCCGCAAACGTAACGGCGGCTTTAAGGGCTGCATCGTCGGCCACGTTAGAAACAACGGTTTCGTCGAATGTGATTGTTGCAATGGTGTTAGTTCCAGTCAGTGCCAGTGAAGAAAATTCCGGCGCGAATTCCGCACTTAGAGCTGATGCGCCGTTGAGTGTGAATGAGCTCATTGAAACATCATTCATTGGGCCGGACAGATCAAGGCCGCTGATTGCTACTTCGCCGAGGTAAACTTCCTCGTCGCCAAGCGCGAACACTACGTCAAGGTTGGTGTTATTGATTGCCGCTTTGCGAATCGCGCGCTGGCTTGCTGAGCCGTCGCCTTCGTAGTTCACGCAGTCAAGGTTTACGCTCCAGCCTTTAAGGCCGGTAAGGCTTGTTTTCCAGCCCTGATTTGTTTTTACGCTGGTGTCGATGTCGTCGCCTGAAATATTCAGGGAGCAGTCGCGCTGGCCCGCAATGGCCGAGCCGTCTTTCATTATGAGAACGTCTACGCCTCTGATTTCGCCCATGGTTTTACTCCTGTGTTACTTTAAGTCTGGTTCTGATGACTCCGTGGCGGGTTATGCCGTCGGGGTCGCGCATTGTTAAAACCTGGTCGGTGTCCAGGTATCTAATCTGATAGCCGTCTGTGGTGCCGTTTATTGCGGATACAGCTACTAAGACGCTGCTTATAAGGTCTTTGCATTCCTTAAAGCCCGCTGCCCGGCTCCAGACGTGAATTGTTTCTGTATGTTCGTCCGCGTGTTTCGTTTTGTCCGAGTCGTCCAGGGTGCTGGTCTCGCCGATGGTCACATACGGAAATGCCTGATTTTCTGAAACCGCATCGAATACCGTTATGCCAGCGCCTGAAATTGCTAAATACAGGGCTTTTTGAACCGCCGATAGTCCCGGATTTTTTGCTGGTCTCATTAAAAGCCACCTTTCGGCTGGACTCGCTGCATTGCGGCTCTGAGCTGTGCGCCGAACGTCATTCGCGCCTTATCGAGCGCAGGGCCGAAATGGGGTTGAGCTGGAGTTTTTACGGTTCCGTATTCAAGCAAGTGACCAAGGTATCCGCGCTTTGAGGCTTCGGCGTCTTTCGCTGCATAAGCCCAGCCGATAAGGCCGCGCCGTGACATAGCTGCCTTGATTGAATTCCGATAGCTGCCAGTGTCCTTGGGAGCGTTGGCTTTTGCGTCGGCGGCAACCTGTTTAATTGTCGCTTTGAGTGCGGCACGGCACTCATCGTGGATCATTTTGTCAAACTCTTGCATGCTTTTTTCAAGCTTTTCGAGCCCTTTAACAACAACTTTCGGAACCATTATGAACCCCCATTCTGGCGCTGGAATGCGACTATTTCTAGTCGCTCGCCTTTTTGACTGGGGTCGTAAACTGCCTCGATCTGGTAGTATTCGTCAGCCGGGGTTTTAAGTCTCATTTTTGGCTTAATCCCGGTCACAAATCTGGTTTCCCATCTGGTGCGCCGGTAGCTTTCGACCTGGTCGGCTGCGGTTTTTTCCATCGACGACCAGTCGGCGGCCCTGATGAGCTGCCGGCCGTAAACCTGGACTACAGTTGACCATGTTGAAGTCACGCCGCCCATGCCGTCTGGCGTGTCGGTGCGCTGTTCAATGGTTAGCAATGTTCTGAGTTTTCCGGCTCTCATGTATATGGGTGCCTTTCCTGCTGCAAAATAGCTTCTGCATCAAAAGGAACGGTGAAAGATTCCTGACCGACGACCACTTCTTCGCGGTTTTCATACCAGTGGCCGACCAGAAGCAGCATTGCCTGTTTGATTTTGTGGCTCGGCGTTTCCCCTGCCTGGTAAACGATCTTGATCGGGTTTACCTGGTAAAGGGTTTCGGTTGGCCAGGTTGAAGACTTTTTCAAAACCAGTTTCGGCGGGTTTGAGTAGTCGTCTACGATCACCCGGTTTGAAATGTCTGTTTCGTCGCCATCTTCGTTTTTATAGGTCAGCGAGGTCAGGGTAACAATCGGCACAATCGGGAGTTCGATCACGCCCGAGGCAGGGAAAAAATCACACACAGCCGTGACCGTTTTTACGGCCAGGGCCCTTCCGGTTACTGTTTCTGCGTATTCGCGGGCAGAGGTGATCAGGCTTTCGAATTTTGATTCGAGAGTTGTGTCTGTTTCCCTGCAGTGCGCCATAGCTTCGGCAGCGGTTAAGGGTTCTATTGTTGGCTGTGTTGTGATTCTGGATCTCAGCATAATGCTTTCCTGTTAGGCTTTGGGCTTCGCTTTTTTGGGCTCCGACTTGGCTTTTTCTCCGTCTTTGGCTGAGCCGGCTACCTCGATCACACCGTCAGCGGTAGCGGTTTTTTCCAGATCCGGGGACGGATTTTCTACAATCTGGCCAGGCTCAAAATTTTCGATCTCTACGCCTCGATGAGCGAATGAGTATTTTTTTGTGAATTTGATAGACACGGCTTTTCCTTTCTGATAAAAGGGCGAGACTGGCCCGCCCTGTGGTTTTTTTATGGGCCGGCTATAATCTTCCCGCCTTGAATTGCCAGCACGGAGACCGTTGGGGTATCAGTCGCCACTCCGGTGAAGTCTGCCTTTATTTTGAAATATGGCCATCGCCCCCTATACTGGATCTCGCCAAGGTTGGTGGTTGAATCCGTGACCTCGTCCAGTGTCATTATCACGCCGTTTTCGTCGGGAGTTGCGCCCCGAATGTCGCTGGCTTCTACCGCATAGTAAGTGCCTCCGCTGGTTGCGGCGTGAGTCATTATAAAATCGATCTTTGCGTCCGCGGTCCAGGTTGCGTTTCCGGTAACGCTAAGGGCGAGAAGTGTGGCCTGATAGTTTGCAGTCGAGATCGCAGAGCTGGTAATGTCGGTTGTGCCAGAAGTAGGAACAATGACATACTCAAGGTCAAGATTGGTGAGCAAGTCCTGAGCCGGAGCAGGGGCCGGAAGGACCAAAGAGATTAGGGAAATGATGAGCAGAAGCACGACCAAAGAAAACTTTTTCATGTTTTTCCTCCAGGTGATTTAAGTGCCCCCGGCAAATAAGCCGGGAGCGAGTTTAACGATTAGTCAGCGGCGAATTCCATAACCTTGATGGCTCTGGAGTCGCGAAGCATCAGGCCATAGCGCTTGCTGAATACCAGATAGGTGTTCGGCGCTTTGGTGTAAACGTCGCGAATTACGCGCATGCCCGGCTTGAGGATGGCGCGAATTCCGCGCTTGAAGTCGCCGAACGAAAGCGAAAGGCTATTGGCCGCGATATCAGGCATAAGATCATCGATGGCAATCGGATAGCCAAGAATGGTGGCTGGTTTGTCCAGAGTCACGCGGGGCTCCATCAGATACTTGCCGTCTGCATCTTTCAGTTTCATGATTGCGCCTTCGGTGAAGCGGTTCATGAGCCAGCGGGCGTTTCTGCGATAAACGGATTTAAGGGCAATCTGCATATCTTTCAGGCGGTCAACAGGATTAACTCCTGTGGTTGTGTTAAGAGCAAGGAAGGCGCCAGAAAGGCCAGATTTGATTTTCTGAATAGTGCCGAAGGCGCGAGTAGAATCCTGTGTGTAGGCCATCGGATAAGCCAGGAAACCTTTTGTTGATTCGCTTGCGCCGGAGCCGCTGATCATTTCCTGATTGATGTTTTCTGACATTGCGATGCCGACATTGTCTCTGACCCAATTTTCGGGATCGAACATCATGTCTTCTTCTGCTTCTTCAGACAGCGGAACTTTTGCCACACGCTTGCCGTAAACAGCGTTGATTTTGACAAGCTTGCCGGCTTCTGTGTCTTCCACG